ACAAAGAGGTATATTCACAACAGCACAATGCGAATTGATTAATGGACATCCTTTAGGTGAAGGTGACCAAGATGATTTACAGAAAGATGTTATGGATATAACAGAAGCTGAATTACGATATTGGGAAAAGAGAGGTCTGAACTCAGATTATATGTATGATTTGGCAGAAGAGGGATGGAAAGAAAAATTAGGACTGCTTCAAACCGTCTGATGATAGGATATACCAGTTTCCACCAACAAATCTGAATTCAATACAAGCAAATTTGTCAGCAACAATTTCGTCGTATTCTTCATCAATTTTACCAACATCTGGTCTAACGATTAAATGGTTCATTGCCTTCACGGTAATATGGTCTGTTGTTTTTGAATCTAACGTAACGTATGATTCTCGCATCCCACGGACAATACAACAGTCCTCACCGTTTGTGCGATAATCTAATTCTGAAACTAGTGTTATTTCTGATGTTTCTACTAATTGTCCACTGATATATTTTCTTGCTGGTACTGTTTTAATTATAGCCATTATATTACGTAAATTTGACGAGGCATTGCTCTGAACTTCATTTGTTTATTTAGGTTTTCCGCGATTTGCGCTTCTCTTTCCATTACTTTTTCAGGTCTCAATCTTGTTAACCATCCTTCAGCACCTATTAATTCTTCAAGAAGTTTTGATTTTTCATCTTTAGCTTCAGTCATTAAACTTTGATAATCCATAGTTAATTCTGAATCAGGTGTTTTAAGGTTACCACTAAATTTACCTCTAACTCTTGATAAGGTTTCTTTGGCATAAGCGGTAAACCATCTTCTAATCCATTGTTTACCTGGTGTATTTATGTTTTCCCAAGTTAATTCTTCTAATGGAACGTCGGTTGGAAGTTTAATAACATCGGGATTATTTTTTAAACAATCCGCTCTACTGTCAGGAGTAGTTTCATAATACCAATACCAAACGGCTTTACCAACATATTGATTATACATTGACCAGTTAAACTTACCTCCAGGTGTATTCATTAAGTGAATTAACTTTTTGCCATCAGGTAATCCTGTAATTCTGTACGTCATTGACCCTCCTAAAATTCTACTAAGGACGTTGGCTTCTTGCATTCTTATTAAGTAATCAAAACCTGACATCATAAAATAAGAACCTTGATTACCCATTTGAGCGTATCCTGCTTGGTCTGCACCTAAACCTATACCTCCAAATCCAAAACCACCAACACCACCAAGACCGTATGCGGTCCATGGTTGGTCAGAGAACCATAACAATTCATTAACTTCTCTACCAGCAGGGATTTCATATGTTTGAACATTTTTTTCTAATGTGAAATAATCTTTCTTTAAAACCCATGGACCCGTAGTTTGAAGACCAGCAATTTTGGAATATGAGTATGCAAATTGTTGTTCAAAATCCATTGTTCTTGTTATAAGTGCTTGAGCAACAGATTTTTCAGTCATGTTTAGATTAACAAGGTTAACCCATTGACTATCAATTAACCATTGCAAAACATACTCTTCGTAGTCTTGAATAGATAGTTCCATTAATGAATCTAACATTTCGTCTTCTAATTCAACGCTTCTTAATGGAGCTCCTAATTGATGTTTAACTCTGGTATATATTTTTGACCTTTCTGGTTCTGGTATTACTGACATATCAAATAAATATCTTTATTATTCTATTTCGTGCTTAAGTGAATTTAACTTAAATACATATTTGTTTTCACTACTGATAGGGTCGTTATTGAATATTAATATCTTATTAGTTTTTGGTTGTATAAAAATTAACCAATCAACATTATATGGTTTTACATTACCTGTATCATATAACTCTACATTAGTTCCATCAATTTTTGTTGATGAATATGGTTTTACTTGAGCTGTGTGAGTTTCACCGTCAACAGAAATAATTAAATCAACACCCTTAAAGGCATCGACTTTTTGTCCGTGACCGCCAACTTTTTCCATTTTAGCTCTACCTTCAAAATAATATTCAACTTTTTTTAGTACGTTGTCTTCAGATTTTTGTCCTCTATCCCATAATTTTTTTAATACCTTTATAATGTTGATAAAATCTTCATTATGTTTTGTAAAAATATCTGACTTAAAATGGTCTAAAGCGTTGATAAACCTTGATACTTCTTTTGGTGTTCTATTTTCAGATTTACTAAAATCAAATAGTTTATCTTGTCTACCAATCTTTTCAATTTGTCTATTAACTGCTTTACCTATAAGGCAAAATGCGTTGAAGTTTGTATTCAAGTTATTTAATAACGACCTCCCTTCTTTGGATTCGACACCATAAAATCCTGACATTTCTTTACTTGTGCTATCCACCCAAAAATGATGGAAAACTTTTTTTAATACTTCAGTTATACCATCTTGATAAATCCTTTTTATTTTTGGATTGTTAATTAATTCTTTATAAAAAAGAACTTCTTTCGCGTCACAAAATTTGGCATCTATAGATTCTGTTAATAAACCACTTAATTCAAGAGATTCAGTTAATTTTGTTTCAGTTCTCATTTCATATAATTTTGAAACAAAATCCCAATTCACAACTTTCCAAAAGTTTAAGATATATTCATCTCTCTTGTTTCTGTATTTCAAATAATAAGCATGTTCCCAAAGGTCCAAACCTAATAAAGGAAACCCCCCACCTTCAATCACATTCATTAACGGATTGTCTTGGTTTGGCGTAGACATAATCTTCAAAGTATTCTTTGCTGTTAATACTAACCATACCCATCCTGAACCAAATCTGTCTTTGGCAACTGCATCAAATTTCTTTTTGAATGCGGTAAGACTTCCGAATTGTTTTGTAATTTTCTTGTAAAGTTCTCCTTCAAGTTTCTTTGGTGTTGGAGTCAACATGTTCCAAAACAATGCGTGATTAAATGCGCCACCTGCGTTGTTTCTGATTGTTTTGTCGTAACGACTTATGTTCTTGATGATTTGTTCTAACTCTAAATCTCCGTATTTCTTTTTTGAGAGTGCATCATTTAATTTGTCCACGTACCCTTTATAATGTTTGTTATAATGAAAGTTCATCGTTTCGGAGTCAATGAACTGTTTGAGGGCTGAGTAAGAATAAGGTAACTTTTCTATTCCTATTTTCTTCATTTCTGTAATCAACAACTCTGTTTCTTTGTTAACGTGGTTTTCGTGTATTTGTGTTTCAAGTTGTTGGATTTTTTCTTCTACTTTCTTCATAGTTTAGGATTATCCATTTCATATAAATAATCCAATATTGTTTTAACGACGCAATTCGTGAATTCTTTTTAATATTTCCTCTGCTGCGTCTACTGTGTTTTGGTTATCACCTAAGACTGTTGAGATAACTTGTTTTTTATTTGCAAGTATGTCGTAGATGACTCCTTCGATTGTATTTTCAAAGATGGGGTAATAAACTAGTACGTTATTTTTTTGACCGTATCTATAAGCTCGGTCTTCTGCTTGTGCGTGGTCTGATGGTAAAAATGACAAATCATTCATAATAACCGCCTCACCAGCAGTTAATGTTAAACCAACTCCCGCAGCTTTGATATTTCCAACGAAAACTCTAATCTTTTCGTTTTCTTGGAATCCGTCAACACTATTTTGTCTTTCAGGTTTGGACATTGAACCATCAACCTTAACGGCAGTTTTACCAAAGTGTTCACATATTTTGTTAAGCGAATTTGTAAAATTGCAAAAGATTATTACCTTCTTGCCTTGTTCTATGATGTTCTCGGCAAGTTCTATTGTCTGAGCAATTTTCTCATCAGCAATGATTTGTCTAACCTTTGTTAGTTTTGTGAATTGAACTGTAAGCGATTTAGATTCCTCAGGATTCTTTTCATACCAATTGTAGTATTCACCCATTACCTCCTCATATTCGTTGGACTTTAATCTTAAGTAGACTGGTGTGATAATTTTGTCTGGAAGGTCTAAAACGTCTTCTTTTAACCTTCTAAGGGTAAGCCCTATAGTCCTATCCCTAAGTTCTTCCAAATTGGATGCTCCCATAACATTCCACACTTTTCTTGGACCAACTTTAAATTGGTATCCTTGGCAATATCTTATAACATAAGCCATCCAGTTTTTGGCAACAGGAGAATCAATTAGGCTTAATAAATTAAAATAATCAATTGGACGGGAAGTCATGGGAGTTCCAGTTAATAACCATAAACGGTCAACTTTCTTTACAATATCGTTAATTAGTTTTGTACGTTGGGCTTGAGCATTTTTGATATAGTGTGCTTCATCAATGATAACCAAATCAAAATTGGAAGTAAGAATTTGCGATTCATCTTTCTTTTTAGGGTCATGGAAATTTTTTATAATGTCGTAGTTTATAATAACAAAGTCGTGTTCAGTTGAAAATTGTTTTCCTTCTGCAATAAAGATTGGTCTATTTGAATAATTTTCAATCTCTCTTTTCCAGTTAATTTTCAAAGTCGCAGGACAAATGATTAAGATTTTTTTTGCGCCAGCTTCAAGAGCTGCGATTATTGTTGATGTGGTTTTACCAAGACCCATATCATCAGCCAAGATAAACTTTTTGTTCTCAACAAGTTTTTGTACCGCTTCTTTCTGATGTGATAATGGAGGACGCTTAGAATATTTTTCATAATCAATAACCACGTCTTTTACTGTGTTATCTTTTATGATTGACGCCTTGGGTAACCAAAAATCGTGAAGTTCTTGGTTTTCATTTATCTTACCCCAAATATGAAACGCTTTTTCTTTTTCAGCCAATAGTTTTTCTACCCATACCTTTTCAGGGATTACGGTAAGTAATCTATCATCTGCAAGTTTCTGAGCAAAATAAGCATCAAGAATAACCCACTTCTTCGCAACCTTTGGTTGTTTGTCGTGATTGTTAATTATGTATTCAGCTTGACTCCTTGTTGGGTAAAACTTCTTATTGAGTTGAGATTTTCTTTTTAACTCTAAAAGGTAGTTGTTTCCCCCTTCGTAGGTTTCTAATAATGTTAATGACTTCGATTCTATTGATACTTCCATCGATGGAAAAAATATTTGAGTTAAATATAGTTATAATTAAAGTATTTATCAATATGGAAAAATTAGTACCAATTACAAGGTTAGGTAAATTTTTTGGTGGTGAGGATTATTCACTTGATATTGGAATGGGTGAGGAGTGGTTAATAGGTGATATGAACTTCACTATTGTATTATATCGTATTGATAGACAAAAGACAAAAACTGATGGTGTATACGGTGAAGTTTTAGAAGACTGTATACAATTTTTAGCACCTGTTGAACTTAAGGGTTTGGTTCAAATTATGGCTCCAACTAATAAATTATTAGGTAGTTCCAAAATTAAACAAGATGAACCAGGTAACATGAAGTTTTCTATTTATCAAAAAACTCTTGATGATATGCAAGTTAATATTTTTATGGGTGACTATATTGGATATTATGAAACTGAAGATAGAGTTAGATACTACACAATCATAGACGATGGGATTGTTAAGTCTGATAATAAACACACTTACGCTGGCTACAAACCTTTTTATAGGACAGTTACCGCAACATACGTAAGTGAAAATGAATTTAGAGGAATATAATGCCGTTACCAAGACAAGTTAAACCAACATTACCTTTAGTCCCTAAAAAAGTATTATCTGCTCGTAGGGAACAATTATTGGAATACATCAATAAAGATGGAACTTATTTACCTAAGTCAGTTTTGCACGCCGATTTAGATAGAGGTATGTTAGATTTTGTTAAGGGTGATTTACAAGTGGTTAGTGCGGGTAGTATTGTTCCTATGGTGGATATTATTATTACAAGTCAGAACTGGTCTCAATATGTTGAAACCGCAATGTTCACTAACTTGGATAATAACCCCGAACCTCCATTCATTACGGTAGTTAGACAACCTGAAGTTAAGTTTGGTACAAATCCAGCACTTCTTTATACAATACCTAATAGAAAACAATTTTATTATGCTTCGGTTCCAACTTGGAATGGAAATGAACAAGGTATGGATATATACACTATTCCACAACCAATCCCTGTTGATATCAATTATTCAGTTAAAATTATTTGTAATAGAATGAGAGAATTGAATCAGTTGAATAAAGTTGTGATGCAAAAGTTTTCTTCAAGACAAGCATATACATTCATTAAAGGACAATATGTTCCAATTATCTTAAACAATATTGCCGACGAGTCTCAAATGCAAATTGAGAACAGAAAATATTTTATTCAGAATTATGACTTCACGATGTTGGGGTACTTAATTGATGAAGAAGAGTTTCAAGTTAAACCAGCAATTTCTAGAGTTGCTCAAATCTTTGAACTTGATGTTAGTAGTTTTAGACAAAAGAAAAGAAGGGAGCCCGAAAATCCCGATAGCTTTCTTTCAAATATTTTATTTGTTGCGGGAACTAATATTTTAAGTGAAAGAATTGATTTTACGGCTGACTTATCTTTTGTTAATTCTAATAATGTTGATACATACGAAGTCTACATCAACGATGATTATTATGGTATCGATTCTCAAAGAATTCAAATAACAACTAACGATGTTTTAAGAATTGAAGTTGTTAAGAATGACAATACTAAAGATGCCAATATTGAGTTTGAAGATAAATTAGTTTAATCACCATAGATATCTTTCTTCTCTTTACATTTTTCAATTATCAAATTCTCAATAAACTTATAAATTTTAATACCTCTTTTATCACAATACTTTTTCAGTATATCGTGTGATTCAGGTGATATTTTTAGATTCTTTATTTCTTTCTTTGTTTTCATGGTAGAAAAAAGGCAGAATTAATTCATACCGTTTACAAATACATATCCAAAAGTCAAGTTTTTTGTGTTAGTAATGAATATTTATCATTAAAATAAATCTGCACAAGAATTAATTAATAATGGCAACAGCACAAGCAAATCAAAAAGTATTCGTATCACCTGGCGTTTACACTTCTGAAACGGACTTATCGTTCGTAGCTCAGAGCGTAGGTGTAACGACATTAGGTTTAGTTGGTGAGACATTGAAAGGTCCAGCCTTCGAACCTGTTTTTATAACAAATTACGACGAATTCCAAGCCTACTTTGGTGGGACAGAACCTGTTAAATTTGTGAATACACAAATCCCAAAATATGAGGCTGCGTACATCGCGAAATCTTATTTACAACAATCGAACCAATTATTCGTAACAAGAGTATTAGGTTTATCAGGTTATGATGCGGGTCCATCATGGAGCATTAGAGTAACATCTAACGTAGACCCAACAACTATTGATGTTGATACATCAGGTTTAACATTTACTATTGATTTCAGTGGTAATGCGACTGATGGAACTTTTCAATTTACTTCATCTGACTCAGTGTTTACAACTTACATTCAACCAAATTTAAATGTACAATATGTGTTAAGTGATGGAAGTACGTCGACATTATTTAATGATTTTCAAAACAGTACAAGTTTTGTTTATAACACACCAACATTATCTGCAACAACTGCATATGTGTATGGTGCAATCCCTAGTTCAGATTATTGGATGTTAACATCTGAATATAATACAGTTGTTAATGAATATCTTTGTGATACACTTAACTTAGATACTAACGATTTAAGTTCTAATAGTAATGACCCTTGGTATTATGCTAATTTTAGTAACTATATGGATAACAATTATTCAGGTTATTCTTTTTACTATGAAATTATCAATTATGCAACAGGGGCAACAGGAGAGTATACAGGTACTTTAACAGGTAATGTTAATAGTTTTATGGGTTCAGTATATCCTGAATTTAATAACATGGTTATCGCAACACTTCGTTCAAGAGGTATTTCATTATATGATAACAGTGTTGATAGTATGAATCATGGTCCTATTTACCAAGTAAGTGGATTAACTGATTTACAAATGGTATGTAGTGGTCAATACTCAGGTATTACTAAATCACCATACGCACATTTCTTATTATCAGGTGTTACTATTGAAGGTAATAATTTTTCTCTTGAAGCTTCATTAGGAGCTGCGGATTCAAAATACATAACAAAAGTATTAGGTATTGATAATTTTGGTAAATCAAGATATGAGGTTCCTGTGTTTGTTGAAGAAATTTATCCAGGTTCTTTAAATTATGCATTTAACCAAGGTTATATTAAAGGATTAAATTGTGAGTTGATTGCATTACCTGACGCTAGAAGTCAAAGTAGTTCTTCAATTGCTTGGAATTTAGAAAAATATCAATCACCTGAAACACCATTTTTGGTTTCAGAATTAAGAGGTAATAAAGTTTATAATTTATTTAAGTTCATTTCAATTTCTGATGGAGATTCTGCAAATTATGAAATTAAAATTTCAATTGCAAACTTATCGTTTAATAATATGAGTTTTGATGTTTTAGTTAGAAACTTCTATGATACAGATGCAAATCCAGTTGTCATTGAAAAATTCACAAATTGTAATATGGACCCAGCTTCTAACAACTACGTTGCAAAGAAAATTGGTACTTCAAATGGTGAGTTTGCGCTTCTTTCAAAATACGTTATGTTAGAAATGGCAGATAACGCTCCTGTGGATTCAATCCCATGTGGTTTTTATGGTTACATCCAAAGACAATATGCAAATATGTCTAACCCAGCACCTTATCCTAAATTTAAAACAAAATATTACTACCCAGGTGAAGTAATTGCTGACCCTCCATTCGGAAGTCCTTATGGTGGAACAAACGCAGTTGAGTCTCCTGGTAATATCGTAAGAAGAGCTTACTTAGGATTTTCTACTGAATATGGTATTGATGAATCATTCTTAGATTATAAAGGAAAACAAAATCCACAACAAGCTTGGGCAACAGCAACTGACTCAATGCCTTGGAACGTTTTATCTAAAGGTTTCCATATGGACTCAGGAGCAACTGTTGTAACTATTGGTAACTATTTTGATACAAGTGGTGAAACAGCATTTGAGTGTGGTGTAGCAGATTTTAGAACAGACCCAGCAACACAAGAAAATCCTTACTATTTTATTTACTCAAGAAAGTACACAGTATGTTTCGCAGGTGGATTTGACGGATGGGATATCTATAGAGAATATAGAACTAACGAAGATAGATTCCAATTAGGTGCATCAGGTTATTTAGCTGGAGCTGCCGCTTCAGTAAGATACCCAACAGCAACAGGTGACGGATTGTTCAAAAGAATTGTTGTTCAAAACAATACTCAAGACTTTGCAAACACCGACTACTACGCTTACTTACTTGGTATTTTAACATTCGCTAACCCTGAAGCAACAAACATTAACGTTTTTGCAACAGGTGGAATCGATTATGTTTATAACTCTAACTTAGTAGAAGAAACAATTCAAATGATACAATATTCAAGAGCTGACTCTGTGTATATCACAACAACTCCTGACTACAACATGTACTTACCAGATTCTACTGACCCTCAAGCAATTATCTATCCTCAAGAAGCGGTTGATAATCTTGATAATACAGGAATCGATTCTAACTATACAGCTACTTATTATCCTTGGATTTTAACAAGAGATACAGTAAATAATACACAAATCTACTTACCTCCAACAGGTGAAGTTTGTAGAAACTTAGCGTTGACTGATAACATTGCATTCCCTTGGTTCGCATCAGCGGGTTACACAAGAGGTCTTGTAAATTCAATCAAAGCTAGAGTTAAGTTGACTCAAGAAGATAGAGATACTCTTTATCAAGGTAGAATCAACCCAATCGCAACATTCTCAGACGTTGGTACAGTAATTTGGGGTAACAAAACGTTACAAGTTGCTGATACAGCTCTTAACAGATTGAATGTTAGAAGATTGTTATTACAAGCTCGTAAGTTAATTTCAGCGGTAGCGATTAGATTGTTATTTGAACAAAATGACCAAATCGTTAGACAACAATTCTTGGATAGTGTTAACCCTATCTTAGATGGTATCAGAAGAGACAGAGGTCTTTATGATTTCCGTGTAACAGTATCATCTTCACCAGAAGATTTAGATGCAAACAGACTTACAGGTAAAATATACCTTAAACCAACTAAAGCACTTGAATTCATTGATATTGAATTCTTTATCACTCCAACAGGTGCTTCATTTGAAAACATATAATGAAGTGGGGGGTTAATTACCCCCCATTTTTAGCCACTCATGAAAAGAAAAATAAACGAAGGTTTTAGAAAAGAAAAAACACCAGATTTAAAATATTATGCGTTTGATTGGGACGATAATATTGTTCACATGCCTACAAAAATTATCTTAAAAGATAATAATGATAAAGAGGTTCCGATGAGTACTGATGATTTTGCAGAACATAGGCATCAGATTGGAAAAAATAATTTTGATTATAAGGGTCACACAATTGTTGGTTTTGCTAAAGACCCGTTTAGAAATTTTAGGACTGAAGGAGATAAAGATTTTTTAGTTGACGCTATGAAAGCTAAAAAAGGACCAGCATTTGATGATTTCAGAGAAGCTATTAATAATGGTTCGATATTCTCAATTATCACCGCAAGAGGACATAATCCAAACACATTAAAAGAAGCAATTTACAATTATATCATAAATGATTTTAATGGTATTAGTAAAGATGAATTAGTTAAAAACTTAAAGAAATATAGGTCATTTGTAGGAGAAGATGAAATGTCTGATAATGAATTAATTAGAAGTTATTT